AACATTCATAGTATTACCTATACCATAGGCACTACCACCGTCCATTATCTTAACAGCCGTGATACCACCAGTAGCATCTACAGTGACTTTTGCGGTTGCATTAGAACCAGTTGTAGATGTTCCAATACCAACTAATTTTGCATTATAATAATCTGCATCAACTCCAGTACCATATCCAGTACCACTACTTGCAATACTTACAGCAGTAATACGATTAAATCCATGATCTATATTAGTATTAACTCTATGGGATGTTCCATTAGTAGAAGTAACAATATCAGTTAGACCAATACCAACATCAATATCCTTAACAAACTTATCAATTGTTTCTTTAGTAACACTCTTTCTAACATCATCTACAATAACCTCACCAACAACTTCTGATAGTGCATAGCAAAGTGTTCCATCTGGATCAGCAGTAGGATTGTCTCTATCAGTTTGTGGGTATAGATGTTTGATAGGTTGAGAATATTTCTCATCAGTAAATGGATCTACAGCAGGATTATTTGATGCATTTAATAATGTTAGATAGTAAATACCATCTTGCTTTCCTTGAATATACTTCTGGGTTTCTTCTGTACCTTGAATAACATATGTTGTATTATATCTCTTTCTCTTAAAGTAAGGAAGTGATGTATTTCTTGCTAAAGTATCACTTGTAAATGTACCAGCATCAGTAGCAATTCCAACGGTAAATTCTCTTGCACTTGTAATACCAGTTACAGGGAATGTACCATTATATCCAGAATTACCAAGTCCAGTAGTATTAACACTTGACTTAACATTAACCAATTCTACTTGAGAACCTACTGAAAGGTTATGTGGAAGTTCTGTAAGAACATGTGCTGTATTGGATGCCCAACGACTTCCAGCAATAAACCTAAAGTTTCTTTGTTGGTTCTCATTAGAAAGTGATCCAGATCCAAAGTAAGTCTGAATTTCAGTATTTGTCGCACCAATACCAGTGTTAGATTCTTGAAGAATATATCCATCAGTCGGTGGTCTTCCTACTTTTCCACCACTATTTGCAGGAATAACGTATCTTAAACGATATGTTGTATCATTTGCATTTCTATTATCTGACTTTCTCTTAATATATGTTCTTGGAGTAGAATCTCCTAAAGATGTAGTTCCAAGTCCCACACATACAGTATTAAAGATATCATTATCAGTAGATGCAGTAGAAACCTTAACATACCACTGTGATTCAGAAGAATCCCACTGAACTGGGTGTCCAATATCACCAGAGTTCTTATCAGATACTCTACTTACAATAGTAAGAGTACCACCAAGATTGTTAATGGCAAGTGCTGTTGCGTTTAGTGCGTCAGTTTCAGTCTTTGCAAGTTTAATGTCTATATTAGTTGATAAACCAGCACTAGCATTTGAATCAGTAATTGCATAATATACAGTATTAGCCTTCAATCCATCAGGTAATCGTCCATTATCACTTAAAATACGAACAGATTCACCATTATCAAGGGTATGAGCACCAGTTAAGGTAATAATATTCGTAACTTCTGTAATACTATTAATACCAGCAGAACTTCGATTAACTGTAAATACCTTTTCTCTACTATCTTGAGAACCTGGCATTACAATACGAGAACTATATTCCGTTGCTGTACCAGCAGCATTAGGAACTAGAACTTTAAGTGTATCTAAATCCCTTGCACCAACTCTATATCCATCCAATACGTTCTCTGGAGGAGCATCAAAGTTGGTTTGATTATAAAGGTATAAATGTGCTGTAGAAGCAATACCTACAGTCTTATCAATATCAACAGCATTAAATTCAATTGCTGTTTCAGTAATTGGAATCTCTTTTGGAGGAATTATATGACTGATGTATCCTAAATCATCTTGTGAGAATGCATTTTGCTTATATCCTCTTGCAACCAGTGATTTTGCACCAAAGTTTGAGTTAGAGTTGGTGATTGACATGTCACCACCAGTCTCTGCATAAAAATGCTTTGCATAACCAATACAGAATACAGAAACAAGTTGTAGAACTGCATCATTTGAGCATCTAATATGCTGGTTAGCATATGAAGGTTTAAATATTGCTTGTGAATCTACACTTAAGTTCTCATTTCCTGGAACTGTGGCATCATCATAAACACCAGTAGTTGTATTATACTTTATAAATGCATTATCATCCTTCTGCAGACCAATACCAGTAAATTGTGCAGCAACCATAGATTTAAATCCAGTTGCCTTTGCACCATCAGCATGAAGACCATTAATACCATAAACTGATCTTACAGAACAGTTAAAGATATAAGGTGAAGATGATGTAACTGTATCAGAATTAAGTTCTACTGTAGAACCAGTAACAGATGGAAGTGGATCAACAGGAGCATTCTGAACTTGATACTTAAATTGTGTACTATTTACTTTCTCACTAACAACATACTTACCATCATATCCAGTCGCAGTAACTCCATCAAGTACAAATGGTGTATCTACATCAAGACCAGTAACTGCTTCTGCTGTGGTAACTGTAATAATATCACTAGAAACAACACCATTACCTGCTTTAATACTTGTAATACCAACAGATGCACCTGTAGAACCAACAATTCTATATTCATCAACTTTTGGTTCAATATCTAATGCAGAAGATGGATAATCAGGTTCAACTGCACGACCACTAGCAGTACCATATACAAGACCAACCTTCTCATAATACATTTGAAGGTCAGTACGGTTTGTACCTAAAGTTTGGAATGAATCCTTAATAACAACATTATTAACACCATCAGCATACTCAAATGCAGTTAATTTATGGTGTGAGAAGTTAGGAACAAAGGTATTAGCAGTATAATCAATAAAAGCAGTACCATTTGGATCTGCATCAAATAGAGATAACTGCCAGAAATAGCATTCACCAGTTACACGGAATATCGCTGCTGTATCAATATCATCATTTGTTGGAGATGGAACATATTTTGGTCTTATTTTTGTCTTTCTTAAATCATAACCTACAATAGAAGTACCACGAGGAACAATTACACCACCATGAACACTATTAAGCTTATATAAGGCATTATTTGAGTTTGATAAATCGAATACAGTTGTTAAATCCCATGCACTAAAGTCTGATGAAGACGTACCATCCCTACGAATAAAACTACCAGAACCATTAGGAATCCAACCAGGTCTGTTATCAACAATATGATCTCCTGGATGCAGCAAAATAGTGGTTTGACCAAAACGGTCATTGTTCAAACCACGCTGATATGAAAATCTTGATGCCTCAATAAGTGCCCTTTGAATTGTCTTAAAAGGACGAGTTAATGAATTTCCTTTATTCTCGATACTATCTGTAGAGTCCAAGTCATTTGGACTTACATACAGGATATTACCTCGTGCGTTTTTAAGAAAATTCTCTAGTCTGGATAAACCCATGTTATTGTTCCAAGTTATACGTATCCGTTATGGATTATTTATCAAATCCAGAAAGGAGATATTTATGGTTCAGATCTAACACCAACTGCATTTAATCGATATGCTTCTTTTACTGAAGTTGTCCACACCGCATTACAGATAGCTTGAACTGATGCATCCTCACCAGAAATATCTGTATCTGTCATAGTGGTTGCACCATCATTAAGCATTCCAGGTGATAATACTTTACGATGATAAGTACGAGTTAATTCTACACCATCTTCTTTGATGACAGTAGCCGTTCTCACTTGAACAAGTTTCCATTCATCAGTTGCATAAGTAGATCCTACAGATACTACTTCACATTTATCTACGATAATTGATTTTGTGATTGCCATTAGGGTTAATCTCCGATTAAGACAGGTTTAGGCATCAGTTTATAGACATAATAAAGGTCTAAGAATTAGTTTTATAAGTCATCTGCCAAGTAATTATACCACCACCCACAAATGCTTCTCTTCTCAAAGTTCCTCTAATCTCATTATTACCACCAGGATTAACTTTTAATACAGTTTTAGTGCTGTCAACAGCACCACAAACCATATTACCGTCTGCACCATAATCATTATAAGTACCACCAGACCAATTAAGTGATTGGTAAGTTACATTTCCAACACAGTTAGCGTAACCAGCTCCATTTGCAGTAAATGGTAAACCACTAATTCTTAATTCATTATCCTCACTATTAAATGTAGGTGTAGCGTTAAATTGAAGAAATCCCACAACAGTTACTAAATTCCCAATTTTAGTATAGATACCAACTTGGTTATGATAAGTTGGAGTATTACTTAGATTGTCAGGAACAGGTGTCCATGAGCCTTCTTCATAATCGTCCAAAGCATTGGCTGAACCAGTACCACCAAGACAAAGACCATTTGAGTTTATATGAACTTGACAAGCAGTACCATTATTACCAGAAATAGCAACTCCATTCTTACCTCTTATTGCCAACTCACCTGCAAGAGTTCCGTTTGCTAAATTATCATTTGCTTCTATTGCATAAATGTAATGTTGACCTGATGGTGACTGAAATTGAATACCATCCGATGTAGACTTATAAGTATGAAGTAGGTTTGAAGGAGCTGTAGTTCCAACACCTACTCGGCCAGCTCTGTTGATACGAACTCTTTCATCTCCTGGTTGCACCGCAGATCCATCAGCAGCATCACGAGTATAAAAACCAATCTCACCTGCATATCCTTCAATGGGGTCTGCTGTTGGATGGGATATAAAACCCATCGCACATCTTGGTTGATAATTATTATTAATAAAACTAGCACTAATAGCAAGTACATCATTTTTAGTTGCACCAGGAGCATGAAGTAAAATACCATGATCAGCCAAATTTCCAGTAAGAGCTGGTTCAGCAGTTGTCTTTATGGTCAAAGCACTATATGGATTATCTGTCCCAATACCTAAAAAGCCGTTTGATTTGATGCGAAGTCTTTCTGAACCAGCAGTTTCTACTGTAAATGTATCAGCAGAGGGAAATCTGATTGTAGTATTTGTATCTCCAGTATGAACTATCTTATCAGCGATTGAGAAGTCTCCAGTTGCACCTGTTACTGCACCAAGATCTATTCCACTAAAACTTGCAGCAGTTAGAATACCAGCAAATGTTGCATTACCATTCGCAAATATAGTTGCAGCAACACCTATATTAAATTGACCTGTAGAATGTATAGTTGCAGCAGTTCCAATTTTAAGACCACCAGTGGCAGTTACCATACCACTAGTATTAACAGATTGTCCCTCAATGGTTAAACTACCATCAGAGGCATTGATGATATCTGAAGCACCATCTATCCTAATACCCATTTTCTGCCTGAATTAGACTTTTAGATATTTATAAAAAAAGTAATAGGGCAAAAAATACCTGGAGTTTTTTTACCGACTTTTTTGAAACAAAAAGCTAGCCTCCCCTGACTAAAGTGGATTTGCATAGGACAACCGACCTTCGGGGCAAGTTTCCCTTACTAAATTCAACACATTCATAAACTGTTCTATATTATCACACACTACTTCCTTCCTGTCTCCTTCATTAGAGTAGAGGTAAAAAGTTTTCTTGAGTGGGTCTACGACACACTTCATTAAATATTCTTCATCCATCCATGCACTCACCATACTCATATATTATAACACACAAACGTCAATTTGGATACTTATACCAAAAGGATAAGACATATCTCTCACTTTTGTCAACTTTACTAACATGATGGAGATACTGTGAATTAGAGAATATTATCAATTTACCTGTTTCTGGTTTACATTCAAAATGTTCAAAAATAGTCGAACCACCCTCAAAATCATCATTTAGGTATAACATCGCAGCAAACACATCTGCACCATGAACGTCATTCTTGTCAAAATGAGGTTTCATGAAAGTTCCGACAGGCCAACGAACTACACCAACATAGTCTAAAACAATATCTGGATCAAAAGTCTTACATAGGTCTGTAACCCCATGAACCACTGTTTTGAATAATTCATCATCATTAACCTCAATCGTAGTTGGGTCAACATTACCACCCAAGTAAATTGCACCATAATTCCCATCTGGTTCTGGTACATCCATTCCTGATGCAAGACTTTCATTTGGATTTGAATGTGTAACTGTTGTTAAAAATGTATCTCCACCACGACTCTCATCGCCATATGGCATTTCCTCATCATTTCTCTTGGCAAGTTCAATAAAAGGAATACACAGAGAAGAATCCAAAAACTTCTCTTCAATATAAATTAACTTCTTCAAATTGTTACAGTATTTGGCAACTGACGATATCTTTCATCATTGAATCTATTTGGATCCTCTGGATTTTCTGCTGTATTTGGATTAAAGTTTGGATCAGGATAATCTTCCCAGTTATTACCTTCATATTCAACTATCAATGGGTTAATATCTTTTCTCTCTGCATACACATGATAGAAACAATCAATAGGTAATCCACCATTTGCTTGTACATATATAAATTCTTCATCCCATCTCTTCACAATAATATCTTGATGTGCTCTTATAGGTTGAATTTGTACAGAAATACTTTCAGTACGTACTAAATCTTTCCAATAAGATGGTAAAGCAATTTGTGTTTGGTTTCTTAATCTTCCTCTACAATATACTCCAACTTCTGGACCCTCAATACATGCATATCTTAATCTATGACCTTCTCCTTTAGATGGATGTTGTATATCAAATGGTTTTGGTCTAGCATCTGCAGCACCAAATCTAGCAGCAAGTTTACCTTTATTACCACAATCAACTGCACCACTAAAGAAAGCATCTCCCTGAACATAAAGAGCATCAACTGATGAACCACCAGTTACCCAAAGACCATTAGCAGTTCCACCATCACCTTCAATTCTAACATTACCTCTAGTATTAATAGACAAAGGTGTTTCTTTAGTATCTGTTCTACCAACCATTACAGTAGCAGTTCCTGGATAGTCTCCTTCTCCAAAGTCATCAACTGCACCAACCTGAAGTGACCCCTGAATATATGCAGACCAATCAATCTTACTCAACCCTTCTCCAAGAGCTTTAGGATTAGTGAGAGGTTTAGCAACTACAAGTTGACCACCGTAGACCCAAATTTCGTCAAAAGATAATGCCATTAGAATAATTTTCCTGGTTTTGGTATAAGTTTTCTTGCTGATGCAGCAGTGACTCCATTCACAAGTGGAGATAATATTTGTGTACCAATTAGACCTGTAAGAACTAGAAGTCCAGTACTCACAATTTTAACTGATTGCTTTCCATCTACTGTAATATTCTTTGAGTCAAGTTTAAGAGTTTCATTTGCTCTTGCCCATAGTACTCCCTCTGGTGCATTACCTGTTGCAACCATCTCAATATCAAGACCTTCAAGTCGAAGTTTACCATTTCTAGCCCTAATAGTAACGTCACCATTTTCTGCATTAATAAAGATAGCATTTTGATTAACCTTATTCTTACGTCCTTCAGCATCTGGATTATTAACAGCAAGATCTTCACCTGCATTAATCTGAAACGCACCAGGAGCATTCATTGTTGTCCAGTATCTACGCTTCCCGTCTTCCTCCATTGCGATGAAATGTCTTCCATCTACACCAACTATCTGAACACTGGCAGTGACATCTCCATCAGGACTCATTGCCCCAAATTTAATGACCCCGTTCTGGGTTCCTATTTCTTGAGCCCAATAGTTACACTTTTCTGCCATCAGTTAGTA